TCTAACTTCTTGTATCTTCTGTGCAGACTCTCCATTAGCCTCCATCAATGCGATAATTTCTTCTGTAGTTTTACTCATGTTTTTAGTTTGCCATGTTTAAGTAATCATCAACACTTTTTGTTTTCTGCTCTTCCTGGAAAGGTAATTTAAGACCTCCAGGGTTTTTAGTTGCTAACCTTTTCTCGTATCTTCTCTGCGCGTGCTCAGTGAAATAATCAGCTAGATCAGACTTTAAATTATCTGGATCTTCTTTTAGCTTTATATCTATATAATTTCTAGCAATCTTTAATCTTAATTCTTCTGAAATATTTTCATTACCGTCAAATTGACCGTCATCATCTCCTACGTCTTCTTTCGTTAAACCTATATCAGAGTATCTTAAACCCGTTAAGTCGTCACCATTAGCTAAGTCTTTCAAGTAAGAGCTCTGCCCAAAGTTTGGGTCATTTATTAAAGAGTTTACCTTACCTTTATTAACTATTTTAAGCATCTGGTTTTTTGTACCATCTGTATCAAACGGTTGGTTTAAGTTAAAGCCAGATTCTACTTGCTCCTCTATGTAGCTTCCAATTTCATTAAAACTATCGTTGTCAACTCTAAAGTTATCTATGTAGTCGTCAAATGCTTGTAGTGACATGTCCTTACCATCAGGACCTACTACCACAGTGTTAATACCTACAACCTCTCCTTTATCGTTTTTTATTTCTCTCTTTTGTGTTTTAGTATCTGAGTTTATGAAATTAGTTATAAATTCATTTGCATCTGCGTTTGCTTGCAAACCTAAACCAAAGCCCATACTTGTAGTATCGTTACCACTACTTCTATTTGACCAGTCCTCAGATAGGTCTTCTAGTGTTACTTTAAAACCTTCTTGAGCATTACGATCTTTCTCGTAGTTATTATTCACCTCTATGCTATTAGGTGAACCATCATCGTAAGTAGCTAAAAGATCAGAGTAAGTACTTAAAGATGCAACTGTCTCAGCGTTATCTTTTGGTGTAGTAGTAACTCCTTCTTTCGCTGCTTCATTAGCCATATTCTCAGCTTGAACATTAAGATCATTTATTTGCTTAGCTTGTCTAGTTTGAAGATCTTGGTCTTGCTTATCTTTTATCTTAGCTTGTTCAGCTTCTGCCTTAGCTTTGTCTTTAGCTTCTTTATTATCTTTTTCTTTTTTAGCACTAATGCTACTGTCTATAGACTTACCAGTCTTACCAAGGTTATCATACAAGCCTTTCATAGCTGCATCACTCTTACCAGAGTAATCTCTACTAGCTCTATAAGCTCCTGATACTAATGTACTATCTGCTGCCATTTTTTAATATATTTTAATTATATTTTAATTACTACATTAATCCACCAGTCAAGGCAGATCCAATACCTCCTATAGCAGAACTTATACCTTCTGTTTTAGCAGCTCTAGCAGCATCAATTCTTTCGCTAGCACCAGCATACTCTCCTTGAGCCATACCTAGTAATGTAGAAGCTTTGTCTCTTTCCATATTCCTAGACAATATCTCACCTTGTCTTTCCATACCTTGCAACCTAGAAGCTTCAGAAGCCATTAGCTTTTGATTAGCAGATTCTTGTTGGCCTATACTTGCTGCTGATTTTTGAGAGGCTAACTGACCTTGTTGTGCCATGGCTTGAGCTAAAGCTGCAACGCCACTACCTCCGGCAGCACCTTTCATTTGCCCCATTATATTTGCTCTTTGTTGTTGACCTTGTTGGTTTATCATTTGTGACTCTTGCTGATTAATAGTAAGATCCTCCATAGTATTCTCCATATTTGTATACGGGTTACTAGTATCCAAACCTTCGAAGGTAGACTTTCTACTATTTAAATCTGCTTGAGCTGCTGCTTGAGCTCTCTCAGCAGTACGTTGTCGCTTACCAGCTCCAATCGCTCCTATTATACCAGCACCGGCTTGTAAAATTCCTCCAATCATCTCTTTATTTTATTTATATTATTATAATCACAGTTTTAGTTTTTTATTTACTACTTTCAAATACATCACAAGCTGTCGCAAACATCTCACTTTTAAGTGTGTCATTATTTACGAACTCAACTTCAGCAAAGTATCCTAAAGGTGAACTCATGTTAACAGCATTGTCTTTACTAAACAATACAAAGCTACCTACAGTGGGTGGGTCACTCATCACAATACCACTATCATTAGATGAGCAAGTTACCGAGCTAGCACCTATAGCTGTTACTGTACCTATTAATATAAGTGAATTACTGTTTATATTAAAACCATCGAGAGTAGAGACGTCGCAGTAGTATGCTAGGTCACCTATCTGTAACGATGTGTTTATTTCTTGATTTGCGAATTGTATTACTATTTCTGCCATAATTAACTATCTGCTGTCCAACTAAATATTTTTTCTAAATCTATGGTATATACCTGGTCTTGCTTACCGAATTTACTATAAGTTATATTACCAGTAAGTGTTGCGAAATCATTTGCATCACCACTAGTATCACTTGCACCTTCTCCGATAAAAGGCTGTAAGTTAGCTATAACCGTATTGTCCTGGTTACCATCGACTAAAGTAGTGAGTACTACTGAAGAATCCTCTAAGTCTTCTTCTTTTAACTTTAAACTAAAAACTCCACTGGTTCTAGTTACTCTAATTTCAAAGTCAACAATCTTATCGGTTTCTGGTATCCAGTGCATATCATTTATATTACCTAAAGCAATACCAGTTTTATTACTACCAGTCCCACCTATAACACTTACTGGAGAGTCGTAATCAACGTGAGTAAAAGCCCAGTTACTATCTTTAGCAGCTAACAACTGTGTGTTAACCTCGTCGTATTGATAAAACTTATTTGTTAGTATAGATCCTATGGCTAAACCATTCTGAAATCTAGTCTCTACAAAAGAGTTCATAACACTCTTTCTCATTGAGGTACTACCCTCAGCTGTTATAATCATATCAAACTCTTTATAGCTACCTGAAGATAAGGCTGTGACTTCTGGGAAGAAGAAACTAAAAGATCCTTTACTACTTATTTTTACTATACCATCTGGCATATCTTGAACTAGGTTACCAAAAGTATCTAAAACCCCTGTACCTAATGACCTACCGGTAACAACTTCAACAACTTTAGTTTCTTTAAATTGTATAGAGAACTCAGCGCCTGGATCTCCTAGTACAGAAACGAAAGGACCTTTACCACTTATACCTGAGCTAGGTATTATATTATTACCGTTAGAGCCAGGCAATCTATCAAAATTAGTTATAACGTTATTAATGTAACCAGTTGGTTTACCACCACCAGGAACGCTTGGGTTTATAGTACCCGTGACAATAATTCCATCACCAGCTTCAAATTCTTCTTGGGTTCCGCCTTCTTCATCAACAATAACAGGGTAGAGAGCGTCAGAGGCACTTCTAATGTCTATAGTGATTGCATAGTTTTCATCAATCGCACTCCCAGCATTGCCACCGTCATAATCGAAATAAGGGTCTTCTGGTATCCTGTACATTATGTCACCGCTAAATCTATTATGTTTTATTGTACCAGCACTAGATACTTCAATTTCTTGAGGGTTTGGATTTGTAACCTCATTGTAAACCCACGAAACAAATGCATCTCCATTTCCTTGCCCTGAAAAGCTTACGTCAGGTGTTGGTGGTGTGTTATTAAGACTCATAAATGGAAACCCAACTGCCTCGTTTATATCTGACTCTGACTGTACAACTACTTTAGCTAAGCTTACCATTGATCCTGGTAAACCTTCTACATCAACGTAGTATATATAAAGTGGAGCGCTGGCTACACTTAAGTTAGAAACACTAGTCGTTACTGCTTCACCAGAGGGTGTTAAACTAATACCCGTGAAAAAAGTATCACCACCACCTAGTGACCATGTTGCATTAACATGATCGGGGTTATTGAATTTAACTCTATCCCAAATAGCTAACGTAAACTTTTTTAATCCTAGTATCTGAGCGCTTCCTGATATATCAATATCAACTTCGTAATCACTACTAGGCATCACCCAATTATCCTCAAAGTCTACATTTATTTTAACTTTGTTAGCTGGGTGATGTGGTGATATTGTGTCAGTGAGCGTTATAGGTAGAACTATAATACCTATAGATTCTGGGAATGTTATCTCCGTGTTATCTGAAAAATCAGCAGCACTTACAGTAAATCCTTCATCAGGTATTATATATAATTCGTAATTATTAATATTACTACCACCTGCCGTTTGAGTGGCTTCTACATCTGATACTATTTGACAATTTAAAAGAGCGCCCATAATTAATCGTTATTTTCTTTTACAGTTAGATTGAATGTAGTTGGTTGTATATTACTTATACTTGTTACAACACCTATACCTTGAACAGTGAATTCAGACTCATCTAAATTAGCTAGAGAAGTAGTTATACCATCTATGTAACTAAACCACTTACCTTCTTTATCTTTAAAGTTGTTTACCTTAGCTTCTTGCATGTCAGTATTAAACGAGCTAACGTACCAGCCGGTAGTGCTACTTAAGTTGTAGTACTCATTATCATTTGTTGATATTGCATTACCAACTGCATCGGTAACGGTAGAGTCTGGATCATATTTACTTATGTTAGATTTCGTACCTTCGTAGTTAATAGAAGAGAAACCTTTAACAGAGCCTGGTATATCATTAAATAGTACTTTTACTTTTGAATCATATTTACTACCGTAGAAAGTATTAGCATTAACACTTTCATTATGGTGAGACCATATACCACCGCTAACAGCAGTCAGATATTCTTCATTCAATGAAACACCAGTTTCAGGTATGAATGACTTGAAGCTAGACCAACCTTTAGATCCTTCGTTATATGATACTGTATAAGGTGTCTTAGAAGTATCAGCGTAACTTATAGTAACATTGTACTCTCCCTTTACTTCGTCAAAAGTACCTAGTATTTTGTTAGATCCTTTTAAGTTATCTCTAAACCAAGACTTCATACCAATATCTGAAACAGCAGTTAAACCGTCTTGAGAAAGTCTAAGTACTTTGTTTCTTTGTTTATCAGTAAAGTACATTCTATAACCATCAACCGCTAGAGACTCTGGATTTGTTGATATACCATAATCACCAGAGAAACCAGAAGCATCACCTAACACAGCGTTAGATGCCGTCACGTTGACGTTACCATCAGCATTAAATAATGCATCTTTATTAGCTAGTATTTTTAATACCTTATCTTCACAGAAAGCTACTAAGTTAGTATCTCTACTTTTTAACGCTTGTATAGAACCATAACTAGGATTTAAATCTTTAGTTATACTCTCAGCCATGTTAAATTCGTTCAAGTCATTAACACCACTAGTAGAGTTATAAATACCAGAGAATATCAAACCACTAGATCTAAGCTCTTGACCATAATTATCTAGTGTTGTAGATACTTTGCAGCCATTGTCAATAGTAGGTGAGTTGAAATCATCTCTAATTCTATCAGACTCTAGACCATTACCGAAAGAGTAACAGTTAAACCAACTAAGATCTGTTTTTTGTTTATGAACGCTATCTTCTAATCTGTAGTAACCAGTTACTTTTTGTATAGTCCAAGCCAAGTTAGCACCCAGAATTAAATCTACAGGTATATCACTTGAACCTAGGTAAGACACTATATCTAAAACTTGACTATTACCTTTAAGGAATAAACCCATAGGGGTTTCACCTCGGTAAGCCTGCCAGTCGCATATTTCATTAGCATCGTGGTGATTCGCTATAGCATTATTTACAGCTGTAGTGAATGTTGCATCCGTTACAGTCATAGTTTGCGATGTAGGTGAGTTGTTGGTATGAGTTAAGTTAACACTAAGAGTTTCCGACCTTTTATATGGCTCAGTAATGGAAGTGAAATCAGTGTTAAGCTCCCAGTGATCTATAACTTTACCGCGTGTTTTAACACCGTCTCCATGTGTGAAAACTAGATTAGTACGAGCAGAGTGCTGACCAGACGAAGCACCACCTATATCAGCAAAGCTTCTTATGGTGGTAGAACCTTCAGTTGTGACTCTTCTCATGCTAACTATATCATTAACAATAGATACAACTTCAGTTGCTATATCTGTACTTAATTGAGGATAGAATAAATCTTTAGTAGTTGTTACAAACTCGTATGTAAATTCGCCTTTAACTGTAGAGCCTTTTGGTGCGTAAGCTTCGTTGTTATTTTGTTTTAAGTTTATAGGTAGAGCCTGGCTAGCTTCGTAGTACAAGTCTAGGCCAACATCTTCTCTAGGCTCCGTCTCCCATATTGCGTTACCTACACTAAACTCTTCACTTTTACCTAAATCGTAAAATGGTAAAACAACTTCTAATACTGAGTGGCTTTTACCATCATGCTTTAAAGCTGATCTAACATCCCATACATCAGTACTCATAGAGCTATTAGTATCAATATCTTTAATGCTTATTGAAAAATGTCTTCTATAACAGTAGTTTTCAGTACCTGCACTACCATCATAGTCGCATTTCTTGCAATCAATTAAAGTTTGTCTGTGGAAGTTGTGGAAATTAGTTGTGTCAGCTCTTTCAGTTATTTGATAAACTCTACCGAAAGGATCGGCTGAAAACCTGATTAAGGTACCCGCATCTAGACTTTGATAAAACTGTTCAGCTTCAGTAGGTATGCTAGCGCTTGAGTAAGTCGTACCTATGTAACTAAAATCTATTTTTGTAGTATTACTATTAGTTGCGATACCGTTCTTTTGAGCACGAGTGTCATTGCCCGAGATTGATCTAGCATCGTGAGCGTTATCTATAAACCATCTTTTACCTATTTGATTGTTACTTGCATAGTTTCTCCAGAATTTGGCGGTTTTTTCTTTATTATTCCCACACCCATTTGCAAACTGTGAATTAACTTGTGATGACGAGAACGTGCCATCACTCCAAGCATAAGCAGAGTAGTTAGTGCCAGATGTAAGACCTGGTGTAGCATCTGAAAGTAGGTTAGTGTAATCACCTTTATACGTAGAACCACTACCATAATTACTTGCTTGAGCACTAACAGAGTTAAACTCAAATAACTTTACTGCTGCATGCTTTATACCTGGGTTAGTCTCCTCTAAAACGTTTGATGATAATATAGCATCCTTATATATCTTAACAAAAAACCTACCATCAAATTCTGCTCGGTTTTCTACTACAGCGTCTTTAACTTCTATTTCAGCTGTGAAAGCACTACCTGCGAACATAGCGCTTACATCAGCACTATCTCCAAAAGGTTCTATAGTTGTTATTGTTTGCTGCTCATCATTAAGCCTAGATACTCTAACCCAGTCAGAGTACTTTAATGTTGTACCAGATATAAATCTTATTCTAGCCCAGCCAACCCCTTTAAAGTCTATACCCTTATAATTAGCGTCGTACACTGGTTCATCAAGTGTAACGACCATAGTTTCGTATAGGTTATTTATGGCATTGAATTCACTAGTTATTAAAGCTTGACCTAATATTTTATTCGTAGTTTTTATAAAGTCAGGTGCTTCATTTTCTATTGCTAGTATCTTATACCTAGCATCTTCTAGTACTGGATCCTGCGAACCGTGCTTATTCTTTAATAGTAAATATGTTTCTATATCTACTTTGTTTCTGTCAGCTGACTGGAAGGATAACCAAACATTACCATCCTCAGCATTGTACCACCTGTCCATTACTAAATTGTAGTACTCATTTGTAGTTTCTTTAACGTAGTACTTATAGTACTCCATCCATGCATCTGGATTTACAGCCCAACTTAAAGAAGCTTGAAGTTGATTTACATTAGCACATTTATCTTTAGGTACTTTGACGCTATCTGGTTTAGCACTACCTTTATCAGTAAAACCACCGATACCTAGTACTGGTGTTTCTCTACCGTACTTATCACCGAATACAACCCCAAGCTTATAAGTCCTAACTGACTTCAGAGATTTTTTAGGTTTTAAAAATTGTGTCTCATCATCCGCTAGTGAATGTATTTCAGATAGTAAAGATTGGTTAACAGTGACTTTAGCATTGACATTATAATTCTGAAGATAATTAGCATAGACAACTCTATTGCCAGTAACCTCTTGTGCTCTAGCTAATCTCGGTACGTTATCCCACGCCCTTAGTGATTGGTTGCTAGGTAAAGCAACGTGTATCATTTCAGACGTAATATTAAGTACACCTGAAGGATTGTTAGAAGTAGCATTATCATTCCACTCTGGATCTCTACCTCTTTCTATACTTTTAACTATGTATACGTTAGGTGATACAGTGTCTTTATATAATACGTCTACAGCCACTATATCATCAGGGCGTTGGAAATCTTGTACTATAAAATCAGTTATCTTTAAGTTTCTTAAAGTATTAACCATACCTAAGTTGAAACCTTTTTTAGGTACATAATCAAAGTCACTAGGTAAGAATGCTAACTCAGACCAAGGTGCAAAAGAAGAATACTCTCCGTCTTGGTATTTATATCTATAAGAAAATCTACCCATCTTAAGTTCGAACATTGCTTTATTCTGTTCTAGCTTAATATCCCAAGTTATATGCTCAGCACTTATATCATCATCTATAGATTGTATCTCCACAGTGTGTGTAGTATCTTCAACACTGATTACTTTAACATTAACAGATGACGAATTAGAACCTGTGATTAAACAAGACAATATCAATGTCTGGTTAGGCTCGTAAACACCACCTATTATATCGATCACCACTTCAGTGCCTATATCAAGAGGTACACTAGTGGTAGCTCCAAAAGGATCTGGTTCTGAGGTTTGTGTAAAAGCAAAAACAGTTGTAGCTTCAAACTCAAACTCATTATCAATACCACCTTCAAAAGCTGACATAGTTATTTTAGGGGCAGTTCTAGGAGCTCTTCTTATAACCGTTATATGTTCTTCCTTTAAAGAACTACTAGCATCTCCATCTATGAAGTTTGCACCAAATGAAGTGAATTGACCGGGTTGGTTTGGGTTATCTATGTATAAGTCAGAGTGTTGATTAAAGTTAGCTAAACCTAAACATCTATCTAAGTTAACTTTTCTAGGTTCATTATGGTTATCCGTCCATAGCAATAAGTTGTTTATAATGTTTATACCAGATATAAACCTTCTTTTTCCAGATATACCTCTACCTATTGAAGTGTGGAAATTTAATAATGGACTAGCTTCAAACTCCCAAACTACACCAGTTGTACTAAAATTACCCGTGAAATATCTATCAAACGTAACCTTACCTGTAGTATAATCTACGTGTTTAACTTTTATATATCTACCTATAGACCCTGTATCACTATTTATATAGCTATCATCTTCTTGAATAAGATTGTTAGTATCAGGGTTTGATGCGGTAACTCTCATACCAGGTCTTATATACTCGGCGTAAGTAGTATTGAACGTAATGTTATCTATAGATGTGGTTACATTGGTAATGAAACCTAGTTCTGCTGCTGTGAATTGAACTTTAAAAATATCAGTAACAACAGGAGATATAGTCTTATCATCACTATTATACTTTATTATCATGTCCTTATAAATCTTCATGCTAGTGACTAAAGTCTTCACATCATTCAAAGGGCGTACATCTGGGCAGGCTAAGAAGAAGTAAGAGTTGTTTACTTTTTCGTCAGATATAGAGCCAACGAAATAACTTTCATCCCCATACCAACTTGTTGTAGGATCTATTTCTTTACCGAACAGAGCTGAAGGTCTCTCCAGGTTACCTGATAAAGATTGCACAGCACCTACGTCACTACCATCAGAAGTTCTAACCTGTATGTTTAGAGCATCTCTATATTCTCCTTGAGGAACTAAACGCTCATCAAGGTCTTTATTCATCTTACCCGACTGAAAAGAATGTTTTATTTCTGGCATAAACTATTACTTAATTGGTTTACTAATACCTCTTAGTACTTGAGTGAACTCTTCCATCTTTATATTAGAGAGTCTAATCTTTGCTTTTCTAGATTCTGCGAACCTTTCTTTCTTATATCTTTGAACTATATACTCTGGTATACCTGTTCTACCGGAAATAAGCCCATACATTATATGTTTGTATATAGCTTCTTCAGCGAACTTATGTACAACCATTTCGCTGTCAGTACCTAAACCATCACTAATATATTTCAATGTTATAGTCTTACCAGCTAGATCTGAACTGAAGTGTATAAACCCAGTACTGTTATCAATATAAAAAGTACCATTGGATTGAGCATGTTGAGGATCTAACCCATATCTTCTACCTCTTTGATCAAGACCAAAATGATCCGTGTTATTGTAATCATAGTCTTGACCTGAAGATTCTATAGTATTGAATTTAGTTCTAGTATCAGAAGTATGCGGATTTATATTAGTCTCAGCGCTTCCCTGTATACTTATAGCGCCACCACTGAAGTTGTATGCACCAGTTTCTGCGTTTTGTGATATTGGAAATGGATTAGATGTTTTACCTGTAGGATACAAAGGCTTTTCAACACCACTAGAATCTACTCTAACTATCTTAGTGTAGTTAACGTAGTCTTGAGGTAAATACATAACTAAAGTGTTAGGTACTTCTATCTCGTAAGCTTTGTGCGATCTTAATATATCGTAAGATAATTCTTGTATAGCTCTCATGCCGTGAAACTGGACATCGGTTCTACTAGCTTTACTAAGTATCTTACCCTCGCCAACGTATACAACCATGAATGAACTTATTATCTCATCTAAAGATACGAATTGATAGTTACCCTTATCTGTGCTGGTATTATAGGCTTCTTGTGTTGTGCCATTTAATAGTCCCATAATTAATTATTTTTTTTAGCCTCGTTCATAGATTCGTTACGAAGAGCTACTTCTGCTAACGCTGGCTTTTTCATAGATATTCCTGCAAGCTCTAATATTTTATTAACTAAAGAACCTTCCTCAGATGCATGCAATTCAAAGTTAACTGCTGAGTTAGCATTGTATAATGCTTTATTATTAACAACAACATAAGCCCATTTAGGATCTGAAGGTTTAGCTATAAAATTGCATTTAAGATTAGATGTGCTATACACAGGGTCTGGTGCTGCAGGGGATAAGCTTATAGTTGTCTCAGATACTCTAACGTAAGCAGGTCTGCTTTTCATAGGCTTAACCTTTACGTTTAACTGCATGTTTAACATGTCTTCACTGTTAACTCTTTGAACTACTACACTTGCATCACTTGCACCACCTTCATATATTACATGACCTAGTTTATGCACAGACGATGAAGTAGGTAGAGTACCAACAGCACTTGAAACATTTGACATAGCAACTGCGTACTTCTTAAAAGGAGACAACTGTTCTTCAAGCATATCAAGGTTATCACCATACTCATTATTAATACCAGGTATGAAATGATTCTTCTTAACATCGTTGAAGTAAGATTCAAATATGTCTAGTTGAGCTTTCCTAGAGAATAGGTTAAACTCCTGAGGTGTTATATAACCTCTCTGTTCTTTGTTTGCTATAGCTAGAACTTGCTGGTAAACGTTATCTATACCTACTGCCATATTATTTTATTTTGTAAGGGAACTGTTTATTCAACCAAACCCTTCTCTTGTTACATCCACAGTCTTCTTCTTTAGCCAAAAGCTTTACTAGGCTTTTTATACCAGTTAACCTGGTAAACTTCTCAACTGTGTCTCCTAATCCTTTTTCTTTCATATCAATATTATAGTTACATAGTAAGGAAAGTAGTTACTATTAGGCAAAAAAAATAGCCACCCGCAAGGATGGCTATTAATATTAGGTAAGTTAACTACTATGTATCTAATGTAGTTACTATTGAAGCTATTGTACTAGAGCAGAACGTACCAGTAACGTCATCTGCTATTTCAATGAAACCATCAGAATGAGTTCCATTGATAGTCGATAAAATATCGTGCATACAAGCTTTTTCAGTATCAGCGGTAACTAACGTTATAGTAACGATATCCTTAAGACCACCAGCGGTAGCATTAAGTTCGTTGTTACCAGGTAAGAATGTCATAACAACAGTAGTACCGTTCACTGTTTCCATTTTAGTCATACGAGATACTGGTACACAAAGAGTTGTGTCAGCAGCGTCTCTAAAGTAAAGCATTTTTTCCATTTCTTTTGTTTTTAATGGATTAATAAATAATTGTTTGTGAATTAAGGTTTAAAGTTTAAGGTTTGAGGTTTGTGATATTAATTGGAAAGAAAACGGTTAAGATAACCGCTTCTCAATATTAGTGTATACTTCCATACCTTCATCAGTTTTAAACCACTGTGCAAGTGCAGAGTACGGGTGTTCGTCAAACGGAACTGTCATAAGTTTTCTATCAGTTGATCCCCACATAAAGTGACGTTGATCTTGTGATAACTTTATAATGTTTAGTTCAGTTGCTTTAATACCAAAGTTTCTTAATACAACGTTGTCATCATTGACTAGTTCTAAGAATAGCTCTGGGTTTCTTTTAGCGTATAATAGTAAATCTCTTTTAAGTTCCTTAGAACTCATCTTAGATACTTTAGACCCAATCTCAACACGCATAACAGCTTCAGCCATATCAATGTCTAATCCCATTGCTGCGTTTAATGCTTCAATCTCCATTTCTAACCAATCGATTTCTCTTTCAGCTATCTTCTGAGGTTGTAGTTCTTTAAATACCTTATCTCTATGTGGGTGATACAGAGATAATAGTTTTTGTAATGTTACTTTATTTTTAGGTACAAATAAAACTCCTTGTCTAAATATAATATGAGATAACCTTTGGTCACCTTGCATTTCATCTACAAATACAGTTCTTTGATTTTCACAGTACTTTAACTCTCTTTCGAAACCTAATTCCTCATCGAAGTAATAAATACCAGCGCTTCTTACAGATTTACTTAAAGGCTTTTTACCACCTGCTATAAGGTATGTTCTATCTTTAATTTCCCACTTATCTTTTACAACCGGGACACTGATTACTTTTTTACTGACAGCCACAGGTTCTACTGCTACTTCTACTGCTTGTTCTACTTGAGACTGTTCTTTAGCCTCAGTTTTCTTTGTTTGCTTTTTAGCCATAATATAATATAATAGAATTAAAAAAAATAAAAGACCAGAGCCGAAGCTCCGATCTATTTAATATATATACTAGTTCAACAACATGAAGTTGTTAGCACCTTGAGTAACTAAACATCTTTCTGATAAGAAGTTCATAGTCATTGCATCTAAATCTGAAGTAGTAGCTCCAACCGAACCAGTGGTCCAAGTTTTAAGTTTTCTAGATTCAGTTTGAGAAGCTCTATAACGAACGTGTAAGAAAGGACGTTTAAGGTTTTTACCTAAGTTCTCATCATAAACAGAAGATACACCAGCTGGGATCATAACACCTCTAATGTCTTCTCCAGCAGTAGCATTTTCATTGATACCACCACGAGTAGCTAGTCATTTAAGTATTTCCAGTCAGACTTGTAGAAGTCATAAGAACCTCTTCTGAAACCAGAGAAACCTAAGTTTAAAGCCATATCCTCGTCGTTGTCGAATACACCGTAAGAAGTACCACCAGCACCATAAGAATTCATAGAAGCTAACATGTCGTCAATAGCAAGAGCTGAAGCTCTATTTACAAACATCATATTTTCTTCAATAGCACCATTCTTATCGAACTCAGCTAGGATAGCGTCGAATTCAGCTAAATCAGTAGCAGCGTTAACACCAGTAACGCCAGAAGATTGGTGACCTCTAGATTTGATTGCAGCGAATAAACCTTCAGTACCAACTAAACCGTTTGCACCACCTAAGATAGTAGAAGCATCTGCAGCTTTTTCTGATTCAATCATACTCATCTCTAAGTAATCAGAGAAACGTGAACGAGTATCACCAGCAGCTTTTAAGTACCACAAGTAACCATTTTGTCCGTCCTCACCTGAAACTTCAACCCAACCAATTTGAGAAGCATCAGAACCTGAAACCTCATACTGATCTTTAAGTATAATCGGCTTGTTAGTGAAAGTAGTAAAAGAAGGCTTGTTAGAGCGAGCTCCACTGTAAGCAGTTCCTTTAGAGTTTTCAGAACCAAACACTAATACTCTAAGGTCGTTATCACCATCAGCGAAATTCATGTCCGATAAATGAGCACCACCGTAAGGTAAAGCAGTTATAGTTTGATTACCCGCAGCAGCTACAGTTACTAAAGCAGTAACAGTTTGTCCACCGCCTGAAATTAATACTTGGTCACCAACACGGACACCATGAGTAGTAGTTTGTTCTACACCGTCAATATCATGAGTAATGTTGATAGTACTAGCAGCGGCAGATAAGCAGTCCGCTCTATAAGAAAGGTGTAATCTACCTTGCTCTGACCAAACAACTTGATCAGCAGACATAGCTTCTTCTGCACCTACTTGATCTAAGAATCCTGCGATAGTACGCTTACCGTATACCTCAGCTTCTTTCTCCATTAAGTCTGGAAGGTACTGTTGTGCCCAACCATTGTCTTGGATGTCTAAATAATTGTCCGACGTAACTGCTTGCACTGATGCAGCTTGGAACGACGATCTTGCTGTAATTGCCATAATTTGTAATTTAAAGTTTAATTATTTCTTTTTTCTAATCTTGAATTTAAAGTCATTCGAGTCATCACCCAATACTCTAACTTTCATACCACCTACGTTTGTTTCACCGTTTACATTGTGAGTACTTCTAGGACTCGCATTAATGTTTTTACTCTTTGCTACGGTATCTTTTATAGCATCTGTCTTTCCTTGCTCGTAAAAATGTTGAGCTACAGCATCAGCGTTCATAGCCGTAAACAAAGACTTGTGATAACCTTTAGCATCTGCCATTTGATTGTTCTTGTCTAAAAACTTTTTAGCAAAATTATCAAGGCTACTTTGGTTGTTCTTAACATCTTCTACATTCTTAACATTAAACCTAAACTTTTTATCCCCGATCTCGTATTCAAAACCTTTGAATTTATCGTTGAATAGGTTGTTAGTTTTCTTGTTAAAAATATCCTTGTTAGTGTTTATTAAGTTATCAGTCTCTTCAGACTCCTTATTGTAACGATTGAAGAAACTTATTGCTTCCTGCTGCTCACTTGTAAGCTTGCTTCCTGCTTTAATTTCTTCATAATATTTGGACTTTTGCCCGTCCAGGTAGGCTCTCGCTTCAGCAACTTGCTCTTTCAAAGCGATTTTCTTTGATCTTATTGTTCTGTCATCGTCTACGTCTTCATCGAATCCGTATTTATCTTCTAGTAAGAAATCTCTTTCTTCAGATGAAAGATGTGATTTTGTCTTTTTATAATACTCATCCAGTACTTCTGAATTATCCATGTTAGCTACATCTCTATTTAGACTAACATAATCCTCTACGCTACCACCAGTATCCTCCATGAAGTCAACTAATCTTTGTATGTTCTCAGGCAATGGATTCCCGTTAACTTTAGACTGCTCGACTATATCCTCTATAGCCTCTATAGTTTCTGATACTTCTTCTTCCGTATCAGTTATCTCCTCTAATGTTAATGCCTCTGGTTCTTTAGATTCTTCACGATGTACTTCATCTGTAGAAGCTTCTTCATCAGTAATCTCTTCAGTTTCGGTTTCACTAACCGGTGGTTTACTTAAATCTACTTTGATAACACTATCATCTCCAGCGCTTTCAAATTTAGACTCGTCAACCTGGTCTTCTGTAGTTTCTTCGACTACTTCGTTTTGTTCTTCTACCATAATAAAATACTATAAAATTAAAAAATTACTTAGGTCCGAATGATTCTAATCCCATTCCGCCTCCAACTATATCATTACCTGATGATTCAAACTTTTTAACTGAATCACCACTTTTTATAACTTCTCTGTTATCTTTCCTATCTTCCTCGATACCTTTTAGCTTCATGTTTATTTCAAACTCATGATCCATTAGTTCTTTCTTAACGGCAGCTTCTTGTATTAAGTATTGTATTCTGTACTCGTTTTTAGTTTTTTCAAATTGAGAATCTATCTGAGCTTTAGACTCGTTCTTTTGCATCTCCGCTTGAGCAGCTGATTGCTGTGCCTCTTGATTAGCTTTAGATTGAGCTTGAATGTTTTGCTGTTGCATAGCTTGATCTCTCTCTGACTTACGTTGTCTTTTTATTTTAAGCAACTGATTAGCCATTTTAACATTCCTAATATCTCTAAGATCTATGGCATCGTCTAAATCTATCAACTTATTACCTAGCGCCATCTGTATATTATTCTCAAGCATCTGTCTTTCCTCATCATCAGGCATAAGCTCTATAAATATACCAAAATCATATAGATGTAAATTAGACATCTCTTCTAACGTAGCAACATTGTGTGCACCTATAGCCTGTATGAATGCTTCCTTAGTAGGAGAGTATTCTATGATGTCAGATATTCTAAGTGATAATGCCTCTGCATTTTCAGCAGTTAATAACAAGACAGATTGAAGTATATGTCTAGTAGCTGTATTAGAATTAGCGGCAGCTATTTTCTGTATTCCTACTAACGCATTTTTATCTGGAGTAGAAGCGTCTCTAGCTTCATTTAAACCAGTTACATCACGTATCATTTGTAAGTAGTAATTATAAGTCTGAATTAGACTTTGTATTTTACCACCGCCAGAACCATTCTGTATTTGCTGTATAGGTATTTTACCCGGGTTTTGATCTCCCTCTGAAGTGAATGATCTACCAATAACGGAGCCTGTTTGGAAGAACATATTCAAGGCTTCTTGTGGATTGTAATTCGTACCATTACCTAAATCAACTTCAGCTAATCCATCAGCATCTAAATACACACCATCTGGAACCATACGAGAAAGAACTTGCTGTAGCTTTAAATGAGTTAACTGTATCATATCAGCGAAACCAGTAACTCTACTTACTATAGATTCTATCTTACCCTTATACATTCTAGGCGCGACTATACTGTAGTTCATCCTAACCTTATCGAAGTTAGACTTACTTCTAAGCATGTTCTTAGCCATCTCCCACTTAAGTAACTTGTTGGTACCAAGTATTAAAACACCTTCGTACACACACTCCATAACTCTTTCAAGCTTAGAGAATTCACCTTCTAAACCTTCAGGTGGATTAAACGTATCATCTTTTTGTATAACCTTATCAGCACCTGTACCAGTTTGTTTTACTTTATAAGTATCGTTCTTATGTGTCTTGTAATTAAAATATAGTACATCTACTTTATTGTAGTCTTTAGTACTGTGATTGTCGTAGTGTCTTATTGAACTCTTAGGACCTTCTACTATACCTTTAATATCTTGCTCTGATAATTCAGGAAACTCTTTAACTAATTCGTTTATTGGTACCTGCTTTACTTCGCCTACATAGTATATATCATCGAAGTATGGAGACTCAGTATAAGAGTATACTAAGTTGGCTGGATCTACGTACTCAACTTTAGCTCCATCACTCCAATTGAAAGTTGTTTTTGTAGCACCTATACCTATAGTTGTTAAGTCATATAAAGCTCTACGTTTAATTAAATCATACTTACTGCCATCCATTAAAACATTTATAGCCTGCTCTTCAGCTAACTCCACTGCTTGCTTGTAATCAAGTTGCATGTGTAATTTTAATTCTTCTTCTGTATCTGGCAGTTTACCTTTGTCTGTTCTAAATACATCAACACCAAAGTCTTGCTGTACCTTATTATTAAAGTCCCTGGTCTTCATGTCTTTAATAACATCCTCCATGTACTTGGTTCTCTTGCTAACTCCGTACGAATCTTGAGAGTAAGCTTTTACTTCATAAGATCGTTGAGCCATACCGTTTACAACTATGTCTACAAACTTAGGCACTATAGGTACTGGCTTCCAGTCTAGGTTTAAGTAGCTAAGGTCACCATTTATAGATAGCTCATTCTTGTACTTCTGTATAGGTTGTTCACCTCTAGCGTAGAGCCTAAGTCTATGGAAGTCGTTTAAAGTATTATGATACTTATCAGTTTTATCATTGAACCACTCTTGCTCAATAGCTCTAGCTACACGTAGACCGTATTCGCTTGTCATTTTTTCTAAATCACTAACCGCTTGAGACGGAAAGTTTATCGCAGACTCTGCCATAATTTATTTTTTTATTATAGTTGAATTAAACCCATTGTTACTATATGTTGAAATGGTTATGTTTAGAGGCTCTCTTTTAACCTCTGGGTTTGGTCTATATAAATGTCTGTTACAAGCCATAACAGCTAATCCTGAGCTTATAGAAGCATCGTGCTTCGTTCTCTTGTTTATATTGAATTTACTCCAATCATTTAAAGTATCATTAAAGTAAACTGTACCGTAAGTGCCATCTTCCTGTAATCCGACATGATCTGCTATATACATTTCTAGAGCAGCTGCATGCGCTTGCTTTATATCTTCACTAGAGTTTGGCATACCACCTACCTCTCTTTCGGCTACAGATAATTTATTCCAAACCTTATCAGGTCTGTTCATGCTAAAACCTCTATAACCTCTTCTACGTATATAGTACAATAGACGGGGTTTATTATTCTCAGCGAGTATTGGCATCCCGTAGAATATTAAAGCCATTAGAACGTCTTCAAAGAATATCTCAGCGGTCTGAGGTCTCGCTAAGTACTCTAAGAAGAAAGTATTAGCTGGAGCATCTTCCATGCTGAACTTAGTAAGTCCATGTAAAGCACCTTTAGATCCTCTACCATCTACTGTTCCACTTATGTCATAACTATCACATCCAAACGCTCCCATGTGTTCATTGCCTGGGTATTTGACACCGTTTTTTATTACAACATTATTCTGCATGTTACCATTAGGTATCCAACTAACTTTAAACCTACCATTAGGGTCTGGATTAAAAGTTACTTTAGAATCTTTGATACCACCTTGCCATTGAAAATTACCAGTGGTTAGTACCGAAGAGTTTCTATTACCTTCATTATAATCTATTTGCTCGTATATCTTAACTAAGTTAAATAAACTATTCTTAGTCTCATCTCTAAAAGCATGTTCTTCTGATCTAGGGAATTGTCTGTAGAATTCATTTAAAGCATCTTGATCTTCTTTAAGACCATCAACCTCGTTCTCCCAGTAATCTACTACCCCTATATCTATTAATTCACCATGAGGTCCTCTCCTATCATTGCGTGGTGTATCAAATACTGGAATTCCGAACTCGTCAATAAATCCTTCATAGTTCCACTCCATTGGGATAAACAAAGAATATAAACCAGACTTAGTCTGGCCATTTCTATTTCTTTTTGTAACATCTGAGTCTCCATAAAGTCTTTTAAAGTTATCACCACCTTTGTCAAGTGAGTTAGATGTTGAACCCATCATACACTTACCTACTATTCTACCACCCAACCTTAGGCACGTTTTAGTTACACGCCAATTGTTTAATATATTATCTGGCCTCTCCCATTTACCACTTTCATCGTGAACTAGTAAAGCAAGCTTTTCACCATCATAACTATTATCACCTGTGTTCTTCCAGTCAATAGTAGTATCAAGACCTTCCATATCGTCCTGCTCTTCATGCACACCCATCTTTTTTCTAGTAAACTTTTTAGCAGGTATACGGTAAGCTAGCTCTGACTTAGGTCTATCCATACCATCCTGTATAGGTTTAAAAAAGAACGGGTAGTTTAAACTTATAGGTACTATCTTGTCGGTGAACATTTTCTTAGCATCACCACCACTCTTGGATAATACTCCAAATCTACTATCACCTGCTAGAGTAGCTAAGTTAACGGTTTCAGCTGAGCTCATGAAAGAAAAACCAGAACGTCTATTCTTTAAATAGCACATACCATAACTTCTCTTGTCGGCTTTACACGCTTCCCAGAATAAGAAAAATAGTCTATTAGCTTCTCTAAAGTCAGGCGCTCCTACATCTATCTTACTCCATTGTAAGTACATGTAATAACTACCAGTTATATAAGTTGGTTTACCGTTGTTCATAAACCAAAAGCCATTATCTCTTCTTTGAAATTCTTGGTCTATATACTTGTAGTGTAGTTCTTTAAATTCTTTAGAGTAACCATCCCAATCGAATCTAGTTTTTATTTTACTAAAAGCCTCGTTAGGCTCAAACCTTCCCCACTTTTGTTTAGCCAAATCACTAGACGCTTTGAATATATTAGCAGGTGTTTTAGGTAAAGCTATAACTAAGCCTTGCATCTCTATTATTTCACCTATCTCTCCAGTCTTAGATAATACGACTAAGTCATTTTCTTTATTATAACCATACTCCCATTTCTTGCCTTTGTTAAGTCTTTTTATAGTGGTTAGCTTAACTGGTTCTACTATTTTATATAGATCTTGCTTGTACATTACTTACTCCTCCCTTCAGCAAACCCTTTAAACTTAGGTTTGTCAGACGCTAATTTAGATTCCTCTATTTCTGTTAACACTCTTTCCTCTTCCTGGATTCTGTTAAGTATTTCGAACGCATCAAATATCGCGAGTTTCTTCGTTGCTGCAGCGTTTTTAAGCCTATCAGCTGTGATGTCATCACCACCATCAACAATAGCTTCTTTAGCAATCTTAATAAGTTCTTCAACGGCTTTATGCCCAGCTTGGATTATACTCTTTTTCGTTTCCTCTATATTCATATTCAATTGTAATAAATTTATTCATAACTCTATACAACCTCTCTCCATCTACTACAAACTCGTAAGTACTTACTGGATCAAAACCTATAAGCTTATCCTTAGAGTGAGTTCCGTCCGAATACTTTACAACACCTATTAGCTCTTTTTCTTTACTCAAACTAAACTTGTCTGTAGATTCTATAGGCTTAACGAAAGTGTAACCAGGCATACACACCCATTTAGACTCTTTACCATACATAAATATTTGATCAGATCCAACTAGATACTGACCTTCCTTTATAAATGACCTACTATTCTTCTCTATACCTTTAACGTTGTGCCAGCGTCTGAATACGTTATGATGCAGTACAACTTCATCACCTACCTCTAATTTGTTAGGATTATAAAAAGGAGTTGCGACTACAACCCCTTTTCTATTAACATATTCATGGTTGAACATCTCAGTATTCAATATTAACTCTTTGTCACCTACCTTATGTATGTTGTTATATCTATCACCTACAGGCTCTATTATAAAATCAACTACAGGCTTCATTAGTAACTCAAGTTATATTCAACAGATACAGCCATGTTTTTATTAAAATCCTTCCAAGGTATAACCACGTCACCTTTCCTTATGTATATAGAATACTTATCCACTTCTTCTATTATATTACATATAGTATGACCACCGTAGACCTCTTGTCCTACAGCATAGTGCATAGAGTCGTTTTTGTAATCTTTACCTATAGTGATCTTTCTAATTATGTGACTCTCCATCTTCCCCGTAGTTTATTGTACCATCATTTAAATCAACATCGAATGTCCCATACTGCTTACTGAACTCTTCCTGTAAGTCCACTATAATTGACTGCACTTCCTGTTGTCTAGTTATTAAAGAGTACTTCTGAGCCTCTATAGCTCCTACCTTAAACTGTAAAGCGTTGTTGTCGTTAACTACACTCTGAAGGGTACGTAACTGATCTTCAGTTATTCTCTCTGCTTTAGTTGTAAGCTCTACTACTTTGTTTTTCTTTGACATTTTAATTTAATTTAATTGTTACTTTTTTGTTTTTTCTAATGACCTACCACCGAAGTAAGCGCCTATGACTGTTATTAATACTAACTGCAATAAGTCAGTCCACTTAGGTTCTACTACGAAGTTTATAGTTCCAGCATCAATAAATATAATTAACACTGTGGATACAACTAAGAATATTAAAACTAGTGGTCTAACGTTTTTAGATAACCATGAATCAGAATTCATATCAGCCTCCCATCTATTACTCACCTGCTTTTGTAGCTCTAGTTCGTGGTTAGATATTAGCTCTTTGATCTTGAACTGTGCTTGCAGCTTCTCCTCCTTAGATGTAGTTAAGTTATCTAAAACTCCACCTACATCCTTGATTAGTTTACCTGCACCTGAAGATAGTATCTTTTGAAGCAATCCCATTAATACTTTGTCTTTGGCTTTGTCTTTGGCTTTGTCTTCGGTTTTACTTTACTGTAATTCTTTTTTACATTTGGCATATTATCTGTCTTTATCTTTAATCATATCGTCTATAGCTTTGTTCATCACTTTATCCGTATATGATTCGTTATTATAGTATACACATTTCATAGAGGTGGGTATATCTTCTTCACCTAGTAAAATCCTATATATTCTACTTATAAGATGGTTACACTTAAATGAGGTTTTATAAACACTGTACTTTATAGTAGTCCTGTTCCTATGTCTCCATGTATCTATCCAACCTTCTTTTCTAAGCCTGTCCCATCTTTGCTTATCCCAGGAGTATGCATATACACCATTAATAAAATCATCTCTAGTGAATCTATTTAAACAGTTTAAGTATATTAACAACTCTAGGTCAGCATCTTTTATGTCGTTCTGTTTACAAGCCCATTTCCTAACTAGTCTATAGTACTTTAAAAACCCTGCATCTTTAAGATCCTGCGCTCGGTTCATCTACTAAAACTACATCTCTTAGCTTTATAACTCTATACATAGAATCTTCGTACGCTATATCATGACCAGCATGCTTGTCGTACATAACTATTGTACCAGATTTTATTACTTCAGCTAAGTGACCTACGGATATTACCTTAGCTTTCTTATATCTATTATCAGAGTCTGTTGCATCAGTCAGTAGTAAACCACCTGAAGTTTTCTTTTGCTCTTTTATTTCTTCTACTACAACGTAGTCATTAATTGCTTTCATCACCTCTCATATTTGAAATTACACAATCAGCGGACATTATAGTAAGTGCTACACTCACGGCATTTTTCAGCGCCGATTTTGTAACCAAAACCGGATCTACTATCCCAGCATTAATCATATCTACAGACTCTCCGGAGATAACATCAATACCCAAGCCTTCACCTACCGAAGTCTGAGGATCAAGTCCTGCATTAGCCAGTATAGTAATGAAAGGTGCTCTCAATGCTTCTAAGAGTACGTCAGCACCCACGTAAGTGGGAGAAATTTTTTCGGAAGCATCAACGAGCGCTACGCCTCCTCCAGAAACTATACCTTCTTGTAGAGCAGCTTTAGTAGCATATATAGCATCTTCCACTCTATCTCTCTTTTCTTTTAATTCTACTTTAGATACAGCACCAACTTTTACTATACCAACGCTACCAGATAATGTAGCTAACCTTTGTTCTAGTTTTTTCTTTATAAAACCGTTCTGCTCTTTGCTGATCTTACTCTCTAGTTCTTTAACTCGTTCTTCAACTGCATCTGTAACTTCATTTAAAGTTATAACAGTAGTCTTATCATTAGTTACCGCAAACTCAGCTTCACCTAGACTGTCAATAGTGATTAAATCTAAGTCATCACCTAGCTCTTCGTTTATAACAGTGGCACCAGTTAATATAGCTAAGTCTTCCATAGCATCAGCCTTAGTAGGTCCGAAACCAGGTGGGTCAATTATATTTATCTTAATGTTACCCTTAACTTTATTCATTAGTAGAGCGGACTTAACTTGCTGTGCTACGGGAGCGACAATAAGTAACGAACGGTTATTCTTTATAACATGTTCTAATATGCTCTGGATCTTACGTATGTTAGGGATCTCTGAGGACACTGTAAGAATATAAGGATTGTCTAGCTCAGCTAAGTGCTTCTCTGTGTTTGTAACAAAGTGTGGCGACGTTATCCCACAATCTATTTGTGCTCCATCAACTACTTCTACATAAGTATCTTCAGAATCACTGTTCTCCATTAGTACTACTCCATGTTTACCAACTTTGTTATAAGCCTCTGCGATTATAGCACCTAGTTCCTTATCATTATTACATGATATAGCTGCGACAGATTTTAACATGTCTCCTTCTACTTCTACAGCACTGTTAGTTAAGTAATCTAATACTTCATCTAAACAAGTTGTAACTCCATCTTTTACTTCTCTGATTGATGATCCTGCAGCGACGGCACGATCGATAGATTTAATTAAAGCTTCACCAAGAACAGTGGCAGTGGTTGTACCATCACCAGCTTCTTTCACTGTGTTCCTAGCAGCTTCCTTCATAAGTGTTGCACCCATATTCTCAACCGGATCAAATAAGACTACGCTTTCTGCAACGGTTACTCCGTCTTTTGTTATGACCGGTTTGCCTCTTCCATCTTCATATATCACGCATTTTCCTGATGCGCCCAGTGTGGATTTAACGGCTTGTGCTAACTTATTAACTCCGGTGATAACTCTGTTTTTAGCTTCATCACCGAAGTCTAAGTTTTTAACCAATTCGCTTGGTAAGTTGTATTCCATAATGTTGTATTGAATTAAATTAAATTAAATTATCGATGTTTATTTAAAGGTCTTCACGACCTTGGGTCCATCAATGAACTCCAGTTTTTTACTAAAGTGTTCGACACTGCCATTGATAGCAGTCTCAGCCCCATCAAGTGTTTCTCTTCTTGTAACATCAACCCACTTTTCTTCGTCGGTGGGGTTGTTGACTTCTGTTTGGTAGTATCCATTTGGTAGTTGTGTTATTCGCCAGTTACCTTTATCGGCTAGATGTTTCCATTCCTCTAGTTTTTGGTCAGATACAGTAGGTTGTCCAGTGTTTAGTGTACTGGTTTTGTAGTAGTAATAGGTCATGTGTTTTAATTTTGGTTTATATAGGAATTATTACTTATTATGTAATCAATTTACTTTTATTTACTTCTTTTAATTGTTTTCTTTGTGCCATCAGCACTTGTGTAAGTATATGTCTCACCTACTTTTACGCTTGCCTTAGCTTTTCTGTTAGCCGTGGCTCTTTTATTACCAGAAGCAACCTCTGCTTTAGGTCTAGGATCTTTTTTCATAGGTACTTTATCTGCAACCGGCTTTTTAGCCGTACCAAGTTTTTCACCTTTATTATAAGTGTTGGCAGCAGCACGGTCTTTCTGTGCTTTTTTAGCAGCTTCAAATTCAGCTTTCTTCTTAGCTCTAAACTCTGCAGCTTGTTCTGATCTAACACCGGCATCAAATTCTTTTTGCTTGAACTTTCTACCTATTTTTCTACCAAATAGTTTCATTTTGCTTTTTATTTATTAAATAATCGTTGAAAGAAGTTCCCACTTTGAGCTCTACGTCTTGCTCTATTAGCTCTTCTTATTTCGCGTTTAGATTTACCAGTACCTCTGTCTGTTTTACGTTGCTCATCATCAAGATGGCGTTGCACTGAAACTTCACTACGGTTCTTTATTTTATCTTGTCTATATTGACTCATTTTAGACATGCGTTCTCCACCTACTCTATCCTCTAATGTAGTGTAATCACTACCATAAGCATCTAAAGTCTTTAGGTTGTCGTAATCAGGCTCTGCCCATGTTTCATTATATTTGCTACCAGGGTTTTCCATACCTAGTTCAGCCCCCATTCCGGTTCCATCACCAGGATTATACCCTTTTCGCTTGAATGCCATTAGTTTTTAGATTTATTTTTTCCACCAAAGAACTTCATTTTCAATCTACCGAATACACTAGGGTGATCTTCTCTAAAGGCTTTTCTAGCAGATTTATCATGAGCTCTAGACTCTTTTCTAGCAGATTTATCACGAGCTCTAGACTCTTTACGTTTATCTTTTTTTGTAGGCTGTATCATATCTTTTGTTTTATAGTTTTATAGTATTATAATTACACCATTATACCGTTATTTAATAGTGTGACACTAGCCTGTTACTTTCTAGTATTACTAGGCTAATGTCATAGTTTTTCATATTGTAAATATTTAAGGATTGTGCTGCCCCCCTCCCGAGTACCTGGGCCCGCCTCGACCAAAGTCAAACCATTTAACCCACCCCCACCTCCAATATATCAACATATATAGTTTCCCATATATATATAATATAATTTATACAAACTTAATACGACTTATATTAGATAATATATACGTAATCAAAATTAATACTTAACTAAACTAAATTAAACTACTATGCAAATTACTACTAAAAGATTCGTTATCAGAAAATCACTAATAGGTAAGAACAATATTATTTCCTTCACGAATAAGAAGAATGAAGTCGTATCTTATAATCACGACGAAGTATATACTGTTCACAAAGATAGATTCGAGAGTATGAATTGCTTCACGAAGTACAAGTCATATACTAACTCAGGAAATATTCCTGCATTCTGTAGAGATATGAAGTTATAATCTACAAACTAAGTACGATCAACTCGAGATAATATACATGTAACTAAACTAAAACTATGAAAAGACTACTAA